TCATCCAACCTAATGTTAAAGGACATACATTGGGGAATGGAACTTGGAATGCATTATTACGTCACAGAGACAGGCACAGTAAAAAAGGTAACGGCTTCGGTTTTGCGCTTATAAACACTCCAATTGCAGACGACGAGGTTACTAGGACTATATCTGCAAGGTATCATAAAGACGGTGCCGAAATACTGATTGAACAACCTGGAGATTACCCTAGAAGACTAACAGTCCATGAAGCCATGCAGTTACAAGGGTTTGATCCAGAAAGGTTTATATTCCCAGTATCCAGAACTCAAGCCTACAAGCAAATTGGTAATAGTGTCGTTATCCCAGCTATAAGCTCAACTGCAAGAAACATAGCTGATGTTTTAGCATCACAATCCATGCTGGAGATGTGATATGATTGCTGATTGGATACTTTCGTCTTCGGGATTGTCATTGCAAGAATCCGGAATGATAATTGAAGTATCAGCGTCTGACGTAATGAGAGCAGAATATAAGGGCATCCTAAGCATTTCCGGTCGTCATGTGTCTGAGCCTCCTTCAAAGTACTTTCCCCAAATCAAGTTCCATAGATTTCCTGCAAGACTTCAATTGGAATTGATGATGCCCAAAGCATTGGATGATTACCCACATATAGTCTTCGTTCTTGTTTTAGGAGGAAGTCGGTATGTAATTGACCAAGTCCCCCAAAGAGACCAGTTGATTGTGAAATCTGAATGGATTCCCTTGGTTCCTGAAGAAGTTCAGGAGGGATCTGAGTTACTAGCGAAGCACAACATCACCGATTTTAATCGATTGACCATAAAGCAAACCTTTGAACTGATAAAGGAGAAATCGTCAATATTAAAAATCCTATCAGAACCGGTTGATACAGAACATAAGCTGATTGATAACAGCATATTAGATCAGTGTGAGCAGAAGCTGGCTCAATCTGGATTCAAGTACAAACTATACCCTTACCAATTGACTGGAGTCTCATGGATGTTAAGCATAGCTGAGCAAGGAATTGGATTCTTGCTGGCTGATGAAATGGGACTCGGGAAAACAGCACAGATAATCTCTGTGATACTTATGAACCGTAAGGTCGGTCGGCAGATTCTGATCGTTGTGCCTGCAACTATAATGGAGAATTGGCGCAGAGAGTTAGGCAAATTCTCTCCATCATTAAACGTTCTGATTCACTCAGGACCGTTCAGAACAGGTTTCCCGTCTACGATACTAAATTATGATATTGTTATAACATCATATGATCTGGCTGTTCGTGACCAATCCATGTTGGCTGGAATACCTTGGGATTTGTTGATCCTGGATGAAGCTCAGGCAATAAAAAATCCACAGACCCGGAGAGCACAAATACTGAAACAGTATAAAAGGAGACTTGCACTGGCTATTACCGGGACACCACTAGAGAACAAGCTTCTCGATATCTGGTCGATTATGGATTTCGTCAATCCTGAGTTACTGGGCTCCAGGCAAACTTTTGAGTCTCTTTTTTCGGATAATGTGGATGACGCTTCCTTACTGGAAGCCATTGTATCACCATTAATGTTGAGAAGATTAACTTCAGATGTAGCTACAGATCTTCCTCCAAAGATTTTTATATCTCATCCCATAGATATGTCCGATATGGAGGCTGAAAAGTATGAGTCATACAGGGCTGGATTGTTGGAAAAGTATGGTGAAGGCGGAGTTCTGCATTCACTGGTAAAATTGAGGCAATATTGCACTCATCCTATGTTGTGTGAGACTTCATTAATTGGCGATCCTGTTAAAATGAGCAATAAATACAGAAGGCTCACCGAGATAATCGATGATGTATACTCAGGGAATGATAAGTTAGTTGTATTCGTGTCGTTTCAGAAGATGGCTGATATAATGGTTATTGACTTGCATGAAAGGTTTATGGTGCCTGTCTTTCGAATTGATGGAAGAACTCCGATTAATGAAAGACAGTCCATAATTGATGCCTTTTCAAGTATGGCAGGCAGCGCAATACTTATACTCAACCCTCGTGCCGCTGGAGTTGGATTGAATATTACTGCAGCAAGCCATGTTATCCATTACAATCTCGAATGGAATCCAGCCGTTGAAGATCAGGCTACTGCCAGAGTTCACAGAATCGGCCAGAAAGTCCCTGTTTTTGTGTACCGCCTGTTTTACCCAGATACGATAGATGAAGTAATCAATGATAAACTCGAAAATAAACGAGATCTTTCCCATGCAGCTGTTAAGGGTACAGATGGCATAAGCTTGAATAAGGCGGAGATACTGAAAGCTATTACAATATCGCCAATCAACAGGGGGTACGTTGAGTGATCGAATGGAAGCAATTACAAAAACACTGAGTAGAAACGATACTTCAGAAACCGGAGGACATCAGGGAGGTATTTTGATCCCCAAGAATCCGGATATTTTATCGTTTTTCCCTTCACTGAAGGAGCAGGAGCTTAACCCTAGGAAAATGATCACCTTTCATGATCACACAGGCAACAGGTGGATGTTTTCATTCATCCATTACAACAATCGGCTATTCGGTGGGACAAGAAACGAATATCGCCTTACCGGAATGACCAGATGCCTGAGATACTTCAATGCAACAGCCGGAGATTCAATCAAATTGCTCAGAGACCAAAATGGAATTTACTGGTTTGAACATTGTCCCGTCAAGAAAGCAAATCAAGACGCTGAAAGTCATCTCAGGTTAGGAAATACTTGGAAAGTAGTCAATATCAAATAACAAAACATAGGAGTAAAACATGGAGAGGATAGTTCTGCCCCCCAATCCTGCAAGGTTGATAGAGGGCTTGAGAGACACAGGCTATGACTTCAATACCGCCTTATCCGATATAGTAGACAACTCAGTTGATGCCGGAGCATCATCAATCGATATTCTCATCAACATGGATGCATCAGGTGATATTTATATAGCTGTTGCTGATAATGGCTGTGGCATGGACAAAGCAACTTTGATGGATGGCATGACATATGGGGCAAAAGGCGTAAACGATGCAAAACGATTGGGTAAGTTTGGCTTGGGTTTAAAAACTGCTTCAACTGCTTTCTGCAGAAAATTATCTGTCATCACAAGAGATGAACCATTCACACCTTTGCTCAAGGCAGTTTGGGATTTGGATCACGTGGTCAATGCATCTGATTGGGAGCTGTTATTGGATGAGCCAAACGCTTATGAAGTTGATTTATTCGAAAAAACTGCTATGAGTTCGTCGGGGACTCTAGTCGTTTGGGAGAACGTAGACAGACTTCTTAAGAACTACGCTAATCCAGGAGGAAAAGACGCCCGGAGAGCTTTGGATAAGGTAATCAACGCATTCCGCGATCATGCTGCCATGATCTATCAGAGATTTTTAGAACCTAGCGACACAAGAGCAAGGAATGTCTCGATTACTGTAAACGAAATTCCTGTTACATCCTGGAGTCCATTCTGTGAAAGTGAAGCAGGAACTGAAATGGTTGCAGATTGTACGAAGATTGTTGACTTCTCAAATGGCGATCGAGGCGAGTTCTCCATCAAAGCATTCATCTTGCCTAGAAGAGAGCATTTTTCAACTCCCGAAGCAGCATCCGAGGCCCGTTTGACCAACAATATGCAGGGAATATACATATATCGGGAAAACAGATTGATACACCCATCGGATTGGCTTGGCATGTTCAGTAAAGAGCCTCACTTAACACTTCTACGGATTGAGTTCTCATTTGATCATACCCTTGATGATGCTTTTCAGGTAGACCTAAAAAAATCAAGAATCATGCTGAATGAAGATTTGTATAATTGGGTTCTGAATGAATTCATCCCTGCTCCAAGAAACGCTGCCAATGAAAGATACAGAACAGGAGTAAGGTTAAGTACAAGCGAAACAGCAAAAACTGCGCACACAGGATCTAACAGATCGATCCAAGAGAAGGAAGAGGATGTTGTGGGCTCAGAGATTACTGTGGTTGATAAAGATACAGAAACTGTGGATGTAAGGAATAAATCAGGATCTGTAAGGCTAAAACTGACTATCAGTGATGTAACAACTCCCGGACAAATGAGTGTCCAGCCAGTAGATAGCATAGAAGACAATGTCCTGTGGAGACCTGCATTGATAGGCACTCATCATGCAGTACAGATAAACTCAGGGCACCCATATTATCTTAAAGTCTACGTACCAAATCTAAGCTCAGATGTTACCATTCAGGGCATGGATTCTCTCCTTTGGGCCCTTTCAGAAGCTGAGATGACAACGGTAAATGAAAGAACAAAGAATCATTTCGAAGATCTTCGCTTTGAAGTTTCCAGAATCTTGAGAAAGCTTGTAGAAGATTTGCCAGATCCTGAGTTTGATAATAATGGCAACTGATCTTAATTCTCTGGCTGACAAGTTATTCGACAGATTTGGGCTTGCGGTCAGAGTCCTTTCTGATTACACGGATGAGGGATTGGTGATCGCTATAATCCCTATTGGCATTGAGCATACGATAGCTTTTACTATCAAAGTTGTTTTAGGATGGAGGAGGCTCTCTGCAGTATTTGTACCGGGAGATTATGCAGCTAACTTGGTAACTCAGATGCAAAAGGCCGATACAGAGAAAAAGATACTTTTCCGTATATTTGCTTCGGACCTTGCCGAGAAAGGTGCTATGTTGGACATGACTGTCAACAGTAGAAAAGTCGATCCCATTAATCCAAATGATTGGCCTGAAGAGTGGAAAACCCTATCGCTTGCGATGCAAAAGCATCAACTTGTTATCGAAGATCATTCTCATTATAACTTGAACGAAGCATTGCCATGGTTGTACGGATTTTGGGGCTTATGCCTGTCATTGCTTCCAATTGAGCAAGTTGAAGAACAAGAACCAAAGGGAGTAATAGAGGGCAAACTTATTTGGGGAATAGTAAGGGGCTATGAAAGAAGCAAAATCAATCGTGCCGCCTGTATACAAATTCATGGTAGTTCGTGTCTGATATGCGGATTCAATTTTAGTAAACTATATGGTGATTTGGGTTCAGGCTTTATCCATATACATCATGTTGTACCTTTGTCAGAAATCGGGGAAGAATATGTATGCAATCCTGCTAAAGATCTAGTACCTGTATGTCCAAATTGTCATGCAATGTTACACAGGAAGAAACCGGTTTTGACGCCAAGCGAATTAAGGCAGTTAGTAGAAGATCATGGACACTCTGACTCCTGAACAACGCAGCTGGAATATGAGTAGAATAAGAAGTAGAAATACCCGAATCGAGTTTATCATAAGGTCTGCCTTACACAAAAGGGGATTCCGATTTCGGATAAATCAGAGTTGCTTGCCAGGTAAGCCAGATATTGTTCTAAAGAAATATAGAGCGATTATCTTTATTAATGGGTGTTTTTGGCATTTTCATGAATGCAAATATTCTAAGATTCCCAGCACTAGGCATGAATGGTGGGAAAATAAGCTGAAATGTAATAGAAAGCGGGACATGAATAATATTAAAGAACTTGAATTACTCGGATGGAGAACTCTAATCATCTGGGAATGCATGATAAGGGAAAGCAACGATATCGCCAACCTAATTGATTTTGTGGAATCATGGCTCCTATTAGGAGAGGCTTCCACGGAAATAGGATTGGTGGAGAAGTAATTTCGTGACTAGCCATAATGATTATGGTGTTCATATAGTATGCTACAAGGGGGAAACAAATGTTAAAAAATGCTTCTGAACATTTACTGGGAAGGACATTAGCAACCGGGTGGGACGTTATCGAAAAGTGTTCTCGTAACGAGAATGCTACTGGCGGTACGTTTTCAAGTTGTTACAAAGTTAAAAAGAATGGTGATCCCAAGTCGAGTGTTTTTTTCCTAAAAGCATTCGATTTCGATAATTTTTTTCATCCTTCTACTCCAGGTATAAGTGTAATGGACATGATAGGTGAGATGACAAATGCTTTTCGATATGAACGTGATATATCAGAATTCTGTAAGAATAAACACGTAACAAAAGTGGTTCTTGTGAAAGATTCTGGCGAAGAACTAGTAGACGGGTTTTCTATCCCCATAGTGCCGTACCTAATTTTTGAATTAGCAGATTGTGACGTTAGGCACATGCTAACCTCGTATGATAACACTGATCTTGCATGGAAATTTCACTCTCTACATAGCGTAGCAGTTGGTTTAAAGCAACTTCATCAGCACCTAATATCTCACCAAGATATTAAGCCATCTAACATCCTTGTGTATCGGTCAGATAGTAAAATAGGTGATCTTGGCAGGACCCAAACTTTATCAATGCAGTCTCCTTTTCAAAAAATGAATTATGCTGGCGATAGGAACTATGCACCACCTGAGATACTTTACAGGCATTATATCCCAGACTGGCACTTAAGAGCTTACGCAATCGATATGTATCTACTAGGTAATCTGTTCGTTTTCTATATAACTGGGGTTACCATGAATTCGTTGTTGAAGGACGCATTGCCAGAAGATATTAATTGGGAGCACTGGAGAGGAAGCTATAAAGATGTTTCTGACTATGTTGTAAATAGTTTCAATACTGTTTTGACCAATCTCAGAATTGAACTACAAAATTGTATTGAAGACAAAGAAATTCTTGAGGATGTAATTCTGTTCATTAAATACGCCTGTCATCCAATTCCTGAGTTGCGGGGTCATCCCAAAAGCACATCAAATGACCAATACAGTTTTGAAAGATTGATTTCAATCTTAAACCTGCTATATTTCAAGGCAAGGTATAGGATGTGACGCATGGCCGTTTTTAATGTGGATAAGGCAAGGAATGTTGTACCCAATCTAAGAGATTTTGTAACAACTGCGGGGTTGGGAGAATTATCAACACCTAATGAACAAAACTACTCACAACATGATTTTCATGGGCTTATCAGTATGCTGAATCAGTGGAAGCAGAGTCCATGTTTATCAGTAGCACTTGACTTGTTGAATTATACTTACGTCACAAATGCGGACGTGTCTGATAATGAGATACAAGCAGCTGCGAAGCTTGTACTCTCTCATGATAAATCTACTGACCTACAGAGAAAGTTGGTAAGAAGAATTCTAGTAAACGAAGACACAAATCATCAGGGTTTATTTGAACGTAATCATCTGTCTGAGAATTTGAACACAGACACCAAGCAGATATTTCAACGAATAAATTTTCTAAAAAAACTACTAATTGACATGCCCAGTAATCATATTGCATATGCTGAAATTTCCAGGCTGTATTCTATTATTGGCCAAGAAGATAAATCTCTTAGAAACATGTATGTTGCTTTTTCGCTGAATCCCAATAATCGCTTTGTCGTAAGGTCTTTCATACGATTGTTGGTGCATTATCATGAAGATAGGTGGGCTTTATCGCAACTACATAAACACACCGACAATATCATCACTGATCCATGGATTCTTTCAGCCGAAGTAGCCTTATGCACTATGCAGAATATGACATCTCAGTATCATAGAAAAGCACTGCGCATGATTAACAATTGGTCAAAGAACCAATTTCACATATCAGAATTATCCAGCGCTTTAGCTACTGCTGAGATGTACGTCGGAGATCGTAAGCAGTATAGAAAGCTTTTTAAGCATTCTGTTATTGAGCCAAACGATAATGCTCTGGCACAGATTGAATGGGCTTCAAGCAAGGACAGTACTTTAAGTATCGACCTAGATAAATCACAGTTAACACTTATGCACGAAGCAAAAGCTAGAGACTATTTCTATAAGAAACAGTGGGATAACGCTCTCATATACTTGAACAAATGGCATATCGATCAACCTTTCAGTAAGACACCATTACTAATGAGGGCTGGGATAACAAGCTCTGTATTCCATAATCACATAGAAGCAGCTGAGATAAGTAAAGGGGGGTTAGTATCACATCACAATGACCCTCAACTTTTAAACAATATTGCCTACTATTACGCTCTTCAAAACCAGTGTGATGATGCTTTATCTTATCTACAGAGAATTGATCAGGGCAAATGCGATCCCATTTTGGCGATGTGTGCAATTGCCACAAACGGACTAATTGAATATAGGTTGGGGCATGTTGAGTCAGGCAGAGCTCATTATACATTAGCAATGATGAAAGCTGAACAATTAAGGAATGATGAACTATATACTCTAGCCAAGTTAAACCAGATCAGGGAAGAAGTTATTTACCTAAAGTCGATAACAAGAGAACAAATGGAGTTTATTGATAGATTGAAGGGCGAAATACCCCTTGATGCTGAGTTTATCAAAAATGAAATACTCTCAATGATTCGGATGTAACTATGTTATCTGCGTCGTTGTCCTGCACTTCCAATGAAACGGTGGAAACGGGGTATGCGCTCCTGAGACACCTACTGGATTCATCTCTGAGTCGTATTCGATCTGATCGTCTTTGATCCAGGGAGCAAGTGCTTTGATGTACTCTCTGGCATCATCCAGGCTGTTGGACTTGGTATCCAGAGCTATGAGGTTATCCATCACTTCCAGAGCATCGTCTAGGGGGTAGACTTTGTCTTGAGCTGCCAGAGCCCGGCAGATGTCGCTAGTGCGGTCATCCAGGATCACCACGAGCTTGTAGTATCTGGCTTTGGCTTTCTTGTAGCCTTGCAGCCTTCCGAACTCCCTTATTCTGAGAGCTGTATGCTCTGCCAGTCCCTGCCAGTAGTAGGATGATCGATTGGCGAGATCATTGAACTGGTCTTTGAGGGTATCTGCTAGCATCTCTTTTGTATATCCCTGCTCAATTGCTTTGGTGAGCGTATCTGCGAAGCTCTGCCGGACATCGGCATCGAAGTGATTCCCGATCCAGAACAACTGCTGCTTCTGGATGGTGGAAGAGAGATGCTGGTCTTCTATACCCCAGAGTCCGATACTGGTCTTGGTGGGTGCTTGCACTTGCGTGTCCTTGAGTCCAAGCCGCACACAGCGGTCTATTATCGCTTTGGTGGGCTCATTGACCAGTGCTGCGAAGTCATCTCCCAACTGAGTATTGATGATAACCATAAGCTTATCTAAGGAGTCCTTGTTGAGCTTCTCAGCTCTTGGCATGTCACTCAGCATCTGGATGGCAAGTCGTGTCGCATCTCTGATTTCAGTTTTCCATGCATTATTCAAGACCCGGTAATACTCAAGCATAAGCTGATCATAGTAGTTCATTAGAAGGAGAATCTCCGTACCGTGACTCTGTTCTTGCCAATATCATATTCGGAGAAGCGTTCCAAGCATCCAGCAAGAGCATCACAGCCATCGATATAGCCATCAGGATAAGTGAGGAACTGGCTGATCAGAGTCGGTGTATCCTGTCCCTCCGGAAAGAGTACCTTAGCGGTTTCAATAATAGTCTCTGTTCGTTCTATACGGAGGTTCTTGTTGTCCTTGTTATCGATGCGCTTGATGCGATGGCTTATCGGTGGCAGATGATTATCAGTAGCCCACCTGTCGAAGTCCGCAAGGATGCGAGCCTGTCCGTAGGTGGTTTCACAGGCAGCTCTGGCTTTTACTCCGTAGGTGCGATCCAATTCCTGATAGGTGTCGTAATAGTATCTGAAGAATTTGGTGTTCTCAGTTTGACGTATCCAAGCATGGATCACATAGAACATGTAACCGTCATAGCCTATGGAGATGATGGCTTTGAAGCATCCTTTCTCTCCCCAGGCAGGATCGGCATAAAGCCAGACCCGCTTCATTCTACTTGGCTCTGGCAAGGTTCTATACTTGGTGAACCAGTGGTTTTTGAAGATGTTCCCTTCGATCACTGGCTGTCCCAACATCTCCCTCTGGTATCCGGTATGCCCGAACTTGGCTCTCAGATTCGGCAGGGTGGCAGTGGAGTATTGAGCCTCCCAAATTGACTTGCCCTGCCGATCTTCGAGCGAGAAGCGCAATATTGCTTTCTGGTGCGTTTTCAGAACCGACCTTGTATCCAGATCTGGGTTTTCAACCCGTAGTTCGTCCAATATCAGCTCCTGAAACTGGCAGATCGCATAGTTAGGATGCACCAGGTTACCAAGCCAGACAATCTTGCCATTACCTTCCGGAGATAATGCACCGGCAAGCTCCTGAGTAATCTTTTCCATGCGTCTCTTGCCGATGGACTGGTTGCCCATATTCTCTTCTTTATCAATATCATCACAGACGATCAGCCCGGGCCGTTTGGCAGTCTTGGGATTGATGGTGCCTCTATGACTCTGCTTTATGCTTCTGGCTCGTATCCTGGCCTTGTTCTTGAGATAGAAGTCCAGATCAAAGGCATCCACGGGCCGCAGCTCCGGATAGTCTATGGTGAGCCGCTTGTTGTTCCGCAGCTCATGCAAGGTAAAGGCAGTGCGTTCCTGTGCCAGGTCTATGTCAGCGGCTGTATGGATAACGTAGCGTTCACCCTGGATGATCATCCAGATGGGATAGACCACTCCCATGAGTACCGTTTTGCCCAGCCCACGAAATCCGGTGATGGCGATGATGCCTGAGCCCTTGTCAGTCTCATCGAACATGGTCTCATGCGCTGGGCAAAAGGGTAGCGGGAAGATATGCGGGAAGTAGGTATGGCAGAAGAACGAGAAGGCATCCCATCCTGATCCGGTAGTGCGCCTGATCCTCTCAGCCCTGGCTTCAGGATTATCGTCTATAAAAGGCAAGACGGAGATCGTTTTGGATGCGATCTCCGTCAGAGCCTTGTTATGCCGCTGAATGAACTTCTTAGGCATAACCGGGTATCAACCCCAACCCCCGGCAAGCTGTTGGTAGGGGACCCCGATTTTCCGGAAGGATCAGCGGAGCCAGGGGGATCGGCTCCGCTGTCAGGCAGGCAGGATGTCGTGGAGCCGGAGGGAATAGCTCCACTCGTTGGAGGGTAGGTTGGCTGGTGTGTTTGGAGGTAACCATGTGTCTATCCATTTCTGACTCGCAAGTACTCGGCAAGATCTAGCACGATACTCTGAAACTGTTTCAGCAGAGTCTCATAGCCCTTCTCGATCATGAAGTCGGTCACCTGATCCAGGAAGCGGACTATATAGTCATTCAACTCTTTGGAAGGCTCAGCGTCCTTCTGATTCTGCCTGATCAGGCTGACGAGGCTCTGCAGAGCAGTGTCCGCCGGGTTCTTGGCATACTCCCGGAGCGCCTGGATGAGCGCCTTCTTGCGGGCCAAGTTGATCTCATGGTCGAGCTTGCGCTCTTCCTTGAACAGCTCGTCCCATTTGCCGGACTTGATCCACTTACGGACGGTGATGCTGGAAACTCCGAAGATCAGCGCCAACTCAGTGGGATCGGTCTTGCCGTTCAGATAGGCTTCCCTGCAGTTGTCCCGCTTGATGCGGAACTCATGGCTGTTACTCATACTCGGGGCGTACCTTGTGCTT